TTCTGTGAAGTACCGCGAATGGCGGAAGAAGAGGTGGCAGAGGCTATAATGGTTGAACCATTTTCTAATTCAACCGATTTCTTATTCCATTCAACTATACCCTGTTGAAGCCACTTTGGAAGATGCTCATACGCTAGTTGTACTCTTGATAAAATTTCTATGGCCTGTGCCTCCTTATGGGCAAGTAAGGCTACAGAATAATTCTCATGAAATAAAACATACCAAAGTAACAAGGCGGCAATAGTAGTTGTTTTACCAACCTGTCGAGGCATCTTACAGATAACGAAACGATTATTGACGGCAGTATCTACCATCTCCTTTTGGAAATCATACATGCCAAAAGGAATAAGACCTAGGTCAACGTTGACGATCTTAATGTATGTGGTGATGAAGTATATCGGATCACGAGCACACTTAAGATACTCTTGTACCTGATCCTGGGACCATGCTATGGCTACATTTGATTTCTTAAGGTTTCTATTACCTTGATAATTCTCAGACGTTGCCATTGGACTTAATCAGCCTTTGTAATTCGGCTGTACTTCCTACGAATAGATTATTATTAATGGTCTTTGGTTGACCTATTTCACCTGATATATCCATCTTCTTCTTTGTAAGTTCAAGAAGTTTTTCGTTGGCATTAGTAACGGAGTCTAATAACTTAGCCACCACCTCATAGCTTCTTGGATGCTGGGACATGCCTGCAACTTCCAATATACCACTCAACGCCTCTTGACCCTTTTCAATAGCCGAAATCATATTACCACGGGCATACTCATAGTCAGATTCAATCTGGGGGATTTCCTGCACCTCTGCCACAGGCAATTCTATTTGTGTCAGCCCCAGTGCTTTGCTAATTTCATCATCCATTTTTCTCAATCGTATCCTTGGTTATGATATACGCCCAATCATCGGTCTCTACAATTTGCTTTCTATCTATAGAAAGAGATGAATTGGTGGTAGGAGAACCATTAGCCAGCAAACCTGGCATGATGGTAATATTATCATATGTAGGAGTTGCGGTAAGATCGGAATAGAAATTGGTGTTGGCCAATGTAATGATTTCGGAAGTACGAACACGGCCAAACATATAGCCCTTCATGACGAAGTTTAAAGTCCAGATAATAAATCGTCTCTCGTCAACAGCTCCCTCATAAGAATCCTCAGAATTAACACTCTGAATAACTACCGGGATATCCATTTTGATATCCAGTTCTGGAATCAAGTTAATGGTAGCCGTCCAATCGGGTGTAAAGTAAGGAAGAATCTGTTCTAATACCCTTGTACCATCTTCGGCATACTTGGTATATACGTACAATGAAAAATTAATATCATAGGGTACAGGATTATATGCGTATTGAACTTTTTCAGAATTACCTGTATCTACCTTAATACTGTGTTTTCTTACTGTATTTAATTTTCTATCGGAGGCATAAGTCATACCTGTCATTTCAAATGAAATAACTGGCGATTGCACTTCAAATGGACGATTGAGTTTAGGATCACTGGTCAGTCTTGCCAGTCCCTTATTCTTTGGACCGTAGGTAATAGGTACCTTTAAGGTCTGAATGTCATTATTTTCTAAATCGGTTCTATTAATGTAAATATCATTAAATAGAGTACCAAATAGTGACACATATTTTCTTAGTGTCTTATGATAGTAAGTTTGACCGAAAATTTTAGTTCTCCTAAATACTTTTATTTAAATTATGCCGTACACGTATTTATTAGGTTGGTCTATTCAAGGCAAGTATTACTATGGTGTCCGCTACAGTAAGGGTTGTGATATTACTGAAATTGGTAATACTTACTTTAGCTCATCAAAATACGTAAAGCAATTCATAGCAGAAAATGGACTACCTAATATAGTAGAAGTTCGTAAAGTATTTAATACAAGGGAATCTGCTATTTTATGGGAGCATATAGTCCTTAGAAGATTAAAGGTAATAAAAGATACTAAATGGATCAATAGGACAGATAATAAGGCTATAAATGGAGATGCAGCTGCATATAGTAAGGCTAGTAAGAAAAAATGGGATGATGTAGCCTATGCTATGAAGGTTTCTAACGGTGTAAAGAATAAATGGCTAGATAAAGAATGGGCTGACAAAAGAAACCGCACAGCCAAAGAGACATGGGCATTAAAAAGAAAAAATGATGCAATGCCTAAAATTATCCGCACTGAAGAGCAAAAGGAACGTTATAGAGCTGCTGCTCTAAGACGGTGGGAATCAAAAGAAAAAAGACAGCAACAGTCTATAGCTATATCTAAAAGCTGGTTAGTAAGGGATAAAGATGTAAAAAACATCAGTAAACTCCCTCACTGAATGGATTGAGTTCACTAAAGTCAATAAAGCCATCGGACTCACTTTGAATAATTTCACTATCACCAACTTCTAAGTACTGTTCAATCAACAGACGTCTACCCTCTTCATCTGTTAGATACTCATCATAGATGTATTCGGTCTTAATGGAGAAGTCGGTAATAGCGGTAGAATAGTTAAGGTCGGTAAGATAGTTCTTAGTATACAGACTGTCAATATTAGTAATGCCGGTATCGAATTTCTCACTACCGTATTCAAATAATTCACAGGTAAGATCGTAGGTCTGTAAGGCACCCATCTGATAGAATACCGATTCATGTTCAACAAACTTAATTTCAAAGATCTTGTTGTTGAGTGGGAAGAAGATTAAATCACCTTCCTGAGGTCTTTGAATGTTTTCTAGGTTACCTATCTCGTCGTTAAATACACGACGTGAAATAGTTAATGTCATTCTATCTCTTATCTCTAAACCAAACTTAGAAATAAAGTCCCCATCACCATCAAACCCATCCACATTCTTAACGTACATATCAACGAAGTAATATCTAGAAAACACCGATAGAGTATCTTCCCCATATAACGAATCAAAGGCCGTTCTAGTTCTTGGGAGATAGTATAAGTCAATACCATAGATCCGGATGCTTTCAAGCACCAAATCTTCTATCAGGAGTTGTTCCTGACTGGATTGAAAGTTATTAAAGAAAACTGATGTTGACATAAAGTGTGTATTTCATCCCACCATATCGGATACTGGTAAACTGTAGCTGGTGATCATCTCTGCCTCTAATTTGTCGATTTCTTGTCTGGCATCATCTAGAATCTTTTCACCATTAAACTGAACACCACCGGGTAAGGTCATACCAGTGAATTTGGTAAGATTGGTACCCCATTGGTATTTAATTTTAGCCGAGGCATAGGCCTGCAGCCAACGATCGCCCCAGGCATCAGTATAAACATCTGGATTAATGACCTCATATGCCTCAATCAAGACATATTCACCAGTCTGGATAGAATTCCAATCCATATCGATATAGCATTTGTCGGTATGGCGGTTGTATCTGATTGGCTGTTTACCTACCAGCATTTCCGAAATCGTTGCCAATTGCTGCATGACCATAAAATATGGTACCATGCTAACGGACGTAAGGGTATACAGATCGTTTAATGCGATCTGGTATCGAATATTGAACAAATCATCAGAACGGATAGACGGATCGGCTATAGAGAATACTCTAATGGCGCCGATAATGTTTTCCGGTAGTGTGATATATTTGTTGACTTTGTCAGCATCAGTAACGGCATGCTTATAGTAAATCTTTTCCGATCCATCAAAGTGATAATCGTAATAATACTTTAAAGCCTCATCAACGCGATCATCTACTTGATCATCGTCAACGTTAATTTCTATTACCGGCTTACCTAACTTACGTAGGCAATATTCTCTAAATTCGCTGCGTGTTGTTGGTACGGCCATATTTTCTCCTATATGGCCATATTTATGAGAACGTTACTGGGCAGGATCGGCAGGAGGGGTTGCACCACCTTCGGCTTGCTGTAACTGGGGTTGGGCTTGGCCAACTAGGTTATCAAAGATAGGACGGGCGGTCTTATGTGGAATCTCGTCCAATGCGGCCAAAATTACGTTCAGTACGCTTACGCTTACGTTCAAATCAACTGTTTTTTCTGTAGTCATGGTTTCTCCAAAGTTAAAAATGCTTTACAGCACGATATTTATATTGTATATATTTACGGATTAAAGGTCAACTTTACGCAATTTTTGTAAAGTTAAAAATTAATTGACTACCTGAGGTCCCGCTATAGGTTAAGGTGAATGGGAGCGAGAATTGTAACTGCGGTGTCAGACCGCTAGTGCGTTCAATAATCCTTAATGATGGAGGAGTTTGGCTATTTAAGGCATGCCCGGTACCGTACATAGTTGGAAGTACTTGTGCGTATGTGCCATTTGAGCCAACAGTATTACCCGTCCAGTAAAAAGGTACACTTGCAAAAGTGTAATAGTATACAGCACCTCCTATGTTATAACTATCAACATACATTACACAGATATAAACCCCAGGTTGAGCCATAGTACCACCGTCGGTAATGGCATACCAGGTACTTCCAGTATATGTGCCTATCATATTATAACTATAAAGGGAGTTGTTCTGGAATCCAGTTACCCTTGCCATACCGTTAACATCTAATATATAAGACGGTGATGTGGTACCAATACCTACATAACCGCTGGTGTTAACAACCATTCTTGTTGTAGAATTTTTTAGGTCATATAGATAAAATCCCTGGGAAGGAGCAATTGCGCCTCCAGCATCTGCCTTACCTATCTGCCAGGCATTTTGTCCGCCAGCTTCCCCACCAAAATTAAAGTATTGATATTGACTTGCAGCGTTAGATCCAAGCTGCATAGACCCTGAACCGTTTGAATCAGACACATGCAGTCTTAGTACTGGTGAGTCTGTTCCAATACCCATATAACCATTGGATTTAATACGGGCTCGTTCTTGGCCGTTTGTGTAAAAGTTAATAAATCCAGTTGAACCACCTGCCACTAGCCCTAAGTCATATTGCGTTGAAATAGTTGAAAAGATTCTTGCATTATCTCCTTCAGTTCCAGCGCTTCCTAAATATATTATACCACCTGAAGTACTATTGCTTATTTGCATAGCTCTGCGAGATGCTGATGGAGTAGCAATACTTGTAACACCCACTCCCAAATTACCGCTGGTGTCAATACGGGCACGCTCTATGCTGTTGGTTAGCAATGCAAATGCGTGATTGGTAGCAGTCCCGGCATACCCGTCTACCGTGTTGTCCCCCATAAAGGTGGTAATACCGCTTGTTCTTTGCACCGCAAAGTTACCGCCAACCACAGTCAGTTTGTCGGCGACACTTAAACTAGAGGTAGTGCCAACACGCAAGTTACCGCTGGAGTCGATACGGGCTCGTTCTGTGTTGTTTGTATTAAAAATCAACGAGCCGCTTCCCGTTGTGTTTTGCATTGCTAAGTTTGTGCTGTCATGGAATATCCAACCTTTATCAGCACCGCCAACAGAAAATTGTAAAATAGCGCCATTTGCTCCATTAAGCGTTATATTTCCACGACCTGATGACGTATTTAGTGCGGTTGTGCCGCCAACAATCAAGTTACCGCTGGAGTCGATACGGGCGCGTTCTGCTGATGTACCAGATAAACTTGTCCAAAATGCCAAAGCGCCATTAGTTCCTGCACCTTCTCTGACGCCTTTAATTTGAGCCGCACTTGATGCTGCATCACCTTCAGCCCCCGCTGATGATTCAAAATTTAAAACTGCAGATGAATTAGCTGTACCATTTGAATTTCTAAGAGTTAATGCTTTAAAATCGGTGGCTGAATTTCCCGAAGCAGAAATCCTTGAAACTTGCCCAGTAGTCCCAACACCCAAGTTACCGCTGGAGTCGATACGGGCTTTTTCTGTTACCCCTGCGCCATTTGCATTAGTGCCAAATGTGATTGCTGACCCAGTACCAAAAAAGTTTTCAACTTTTAGCGTTGCACCAGAATCCGCAAAATATAAATCGGCTTGTGAACTGCTTGCGGCATTGTTTAATCTAAAAGGATTATCAGAAACAATTTGAAGTTTTGCAACAGGACTTGCAGTCCCTACACCTACATTACCATTTGCTACAAAGTATGCTGCTGTACCTAAAGTAACTGTATTTGATGTTGTTGCTAATGTACCGCCAATACTGGTATTACCCAAAGACCAATTATCGGTAGACTCTACCCATACAAATTGGGCGTTTGTGCTGGCGCCACGGTTGATATTTAAACCGGCATTTTCTGTTGGTGACACATTGGCTGCTAAATCGGCATTCAAAGATATGATTGCATCACCAATGTTCAAATCGGTGGTGTTGACATATGTGGTGGTGCCTGATATAGTAAGGTTGCCACCGACAGTCATATCACCGGTGACGTTGGCCGATCCACTGATGGTGGTGATCGTAATTACGTTGGCCGTGAGAGAACTAACCACCAAGTTGGCGGTGTTAGAGATGAGGGCGGCAGTAACGGCGCCGTTTGCAATCGATGCTGATAGTACTTTATCTAAGGCCATGTTTTTATTTATTGTTGTTGGAGATCAACTTATGCAATTAAGGTTTGACTGGGAAATTTGGTGTTGCATCCGGATCAAAATTATTAGTTAAATCTCTAAGATCCTGTCTGTATTTAAGCTGGGCTGGAGAAGGATTTATATCTGGTAAGACCCACCAGTCAGTTTCAGCGATAAGTTTATCTCTATATAAACGAAGCTGTTTTAACCTCCATTCATAAGAAATAGTTCTTGCCCTTTCTTCACTTAAATTTATTAAATTATATAAAGGTACCAACTCGTTAGAATTAGTAGGGGAGGGAACAAGCCCCATAGGATCTGTTTGAAAGATCTTACCTTCATGTTCCCAAGTATAGCTCATCCAATTATCGTAATTAAACATTTTTTTCCTAATATTTAAACTGTATATAAGCAGCAGCAAGCCTGTAAGTTACACTTCCACCATTATTAGTCATTACAATTCCTAATCCTGGCACGTCAAATCCATTTGCTCCAAAATCACTTGAGCTTATCCAAGGAAGTACAATAGTTCTAGCACCTCTATCACTATCAGTAGAAGTAGTGGTAACCGTTCCTCCTACATAAGTCCATCCTGTTCCATAGAAATAATATGCTGTTCTAAAAGATACTGCTGTATTATCATAGGAATTACCTGCACGGGTACCTCTAAAAATAATCCTTACGTATCTCCAATTCATAGTTTCTTCATTGTATGATGCAGGACTAAAGCCGCTATGAAACATAGAATTAAGTCCGCTTGATGGATGGTCCTTTAAGTTTACTATTGAGCCGTTTGAGGTTAGATCATTATAGCTAAATGAACTGTTTGCTCCTGCTACTTCATAAGAACGATTAATATAAATTAACGGACTTATAACCCCTTCATTAGTTTTTATATTACAATTGGAGGTTAAAATCATCGTATTAACCATAGAAGAATTAAAACTGTTTCTAAATACCATTTCTGAATATCTAGTGGAGTCAGTATTAGTAGTCCAATAAGTAAATATTTCTCCTTGAGATCTGTTGGTATTAGTAGAAGAGGCAGCTCTAAACACTATACCTGTACCCGTACCGGCCCCAGATGTAGGAAGGTTACCTATATTGAGAGCAGCATTATAGGGTGATTCAGCTCTCGTCGTATAAGCGGAAATGCTGCCGTCCCAACCATAGACAGTTAAAGCTGCCCCGGTCAGACTTGCCGATGTATTTCCAAGGGCCATATTTTGACCGGCCTGTACAGCAGTTATATTACCGGAAGGATTAATGACCATCGCAGTAACAGAATCCGTACTGTTCCAGAATTGAAGTGCACCAGCACCACCTGCATTACCTCCTGAATTGGAAATAATATTCCAGGCCTTACCTCCAGTACCAGTATATTGAAGTCTTATAGCAGGCCCGTAGGTTGAATTACCGAAAACTCTCAGTGAATTAGTATCATCTCCGCCGGCTATATCCAGTTTAAAAGAGGGTGAACTAGTTCCAACACCTACGTTACCACTAGAGTCAATGCGCATACGCTCTATAGCTGCATTAACTGTATTAGAACTTCCTACCTGGGTATAAAAGGCCATGGAGGTGCCAGAGGCAACTGCCGATCCTGTATCATTAACTATTGCTATACGACCGGCATCGTACATGCCTGAGTTGTTAGAGTCGTCAATGGTAGAGAAGCCAATACCACCAAATGAATTGGCACCGGTGGTAAGTGATTGGCGGACCATTGTGATATTTACTGTAGGATACCACTGATTGACTGACATCTCATCACTAATAATTTGAACTGTAGCATTAGCTGTAGAGAAAGTATTATTATACGATATTGCACTATATCCACGAACAACCAATCTACTTGTATTAGTAGGTATAAACCCACCTGTCGCTAGCAAGTTACCGCTAGAGTCGATACGGGCACGTTCGACAGCACCTCCAGACGAGCTATTTGAAGTACCGAACGCCAACGAGTAATTATCAAAGCCACTTCCTTCAATTGCCTGTACATACGGACTGTAAGTTTTATATGTTGAATCGCTGTTACCAAGGCGCAACGTGACTGTGCGGGCCGGTACGTTGTCTGTGTGCGTGAACCAGATACTCTGATCGCCGCTGCCTGCGGTAGTAACACGGCCAAGGGCTGTAGTTGTTCCCACACCCAAATTCGTACCATCAAACACCAGCGCACTACCCGTGGTCACCACCTTTGAGCTATTGAGATAGGCAACGCCATTGGCTGTGCCTCCAGAAACAGTAATCCCGTTAGTACTCAGTGATGTAGAAGTAATGACGGTATTAACCGTGCTATTACCGACTCTTAGTGCTGTAGTATTGGCCGAAACGTTTGCACCAACGTTAATAATGCTAGCTACGTTAACTGTATTGGTACTGACTGTAATATTAGTAATAGTAGTATTAACGGTGCTATTACCTACATCCATGTAGGCTGTACCAAGGTTAACGTTTGCACCAACGTTAATACCAGTGCTGACGTTGGCCGTACCTGTTATATTAGTATTACCTATAGACAGTAAGGCGGTGCTGGTAATGGTGGTAGAAGTAATGGCGGTATTAACCGTGCTATTACCGATGGCAAAGGAGGTAGAGTTAATATATGCATTAACTGTATTACTACCGACGTTAAGGCCCACCGTTGACAAGTTAACATTGGCACCAACGTCTAAGGTGGACGCAGTAAGCACTGAATTAACCGTGCTATTGCCTAAGAACAATCTGGATGTACTCAGACTGACGTTCGACCCCACACTGTACGTATTAGACGTGATGACAGAGTTTACTGAGGAGTTACCTACAGTAATGACGGCGTTGGCAGTAAGATTGGCCGATACCGTTAAAGGTATGTCAATTGCCTGGGGGTTGGATACGTATCTTGCTCTTGTCATTTTGGTTATTTATTTAATTAAAGACTAATAGGAGTGTGTTCATTTTAATTTAAGTTTAACAACCTAGTTTAAGGCTTGTCTGGAAAAATTACATCATCTGGATCAGTAAATTGTTGAGGTAAATTTCTTAAAGCATCTCTGTACACAGCCCATGGTTCTTGAATAGAAGAAGGTACATCTGCTACCTGAGTCCAATCAGATGCTTTTAATTCAGCATCACGGTACTCCCTCACCTGAATCCATTTAGCCCGGGTAACAAATTCCATGACCTCTTCATCAGTAAACCCGTATATTTCTTTAAATGTTTTTCCATTATTTTCATCATTTTCTAGCATAACAACCGTGTTTGGATCTGACAATAAAGAAATGTCTCTTAACATTAATGGTGTTTTGTAAAAAAAATTATATTTAAACTGCATAATATTTCCTTAATTTAGAGCTATGTTACCTGCCCCTGGGGTAGTGGTCCAGCTCACCGGGGTCATACCCCAGAATTCAAGTTCAAAATCCCATGTAGTGTAGTTAGCAGGAGAGACAAATGAAACCGTAGTAATTCTATAGTTTGAATTGACTGTATTATTTGATAGAGTGATAGAGGAGGTGGTGGTACCAGAGTCTGTTTGAGAAACTTGAGTTACTGTTCCATTTTGACAGTTAATCATATATTCAGCATAACCAGAGGCGTAATAGTAACCACGCTTAATTTTGAGTTTTAAATAGTGATAATTCCAATTTAACGGATCATAACCATAAGCAAACAAGGTTCTGCCAGAGTTTCCAACCTGTGAGTTATACCCACCCCATTTATAAGTATGTTGATCACCAAACTTATACAAAGTTCCACTGCTACCTAGAGAATTTCCCTGAACATAAAGACGTGCGCTATAAGCAGTTGTACCTCCCACCACCAAGTTACCGCTGGTGTCAATGGTCATGCGGTTTGTATTATTAGTACCAAACGTTAATGCTGTGTTGCCCTCGGTGGTCATAGAAGCAGCATAAGCAAGCCCAGAAGCAGAAATTCTTGTACCATTGGAAGACTCAATGCCAATGTAAAACGTTCCACCTCCATTAATAAAACGAGCATATCCAGCGCTGGTACTAGTACTTGGTCTAAATGATGCCAACGATTCTTGGGCTCCTTGAACTTCTAGCATCCAGGTAGGCGAGGTAACACCCAATCCCAAGCGACCGTCAGGATCCAGGCGCATACGTTCGGTAAAATTACCTGTGTTGACACCGGTTGAATTGTTAGTATACCAACGAAGTCCGGTATTCCAGTTACCACTTACCTTATACCCATCCATGCCAGCTAGAATACCTGGGGAGCCGGCAAATGCAAAGAACATACCTGCTTTATTGCCAGTTCCTACATCATCCTGATTATGTAAAATGAACGTTGCATTTTGATAATCGGATATGTTGGTGGCCGAAGCATTGGTGTTATTTACCGATTTAGTAGCATGCAAGCGTCCCCAGGCAGATGTGTTGCCTATGACTAGGTTACCGCTTGTGTCGAAACGGGCACGGTCTGTGTCTGTAGTTCCAAAAATTAAAGGTTTGGCTGTAGTGGTTCCTAAAAAAATGCCATCCATTATGCTATTTGGGTTAATAGTCATATTTCTTGTACCGTCACCAACCATGAATTTATAGGAACCACTTGAAATCCCCACCAGCAAGTTACCGCTGGAGTCGATACGGGCGCGTTCGGTGTAAGTCGAGCCATCTGATGTGCTAACTTGCCCAAACGAAAGAACTGACCCGCTGTCTGTAAATACTCGGTAGACGCCGGATACAACACCAAGACCTGACCGCACATTACCCGAGTTGTAAATATGAACAGTCTGTCCATCCGAGGGGATATAACCACCAAAAGAAAGCCTTGCAGCAGGTGAATTCGTCCCAATGCCCAAGTTACCACTGGAGTCAAGGCGCATGCGCTCGGTGTTATTAGTTCCCCAGATTAATGGATGATTGCTAGTAGTACGAAACATTGCACCAGCAGTACCAATAGCATTACCCGCTGCATCAGAAAATTGCTGGTATGTAACTGATCCTGCATTAAGATTCAGCGTAGCATAAGACCCTGTAGCACCGCTGTTATTTAACGTCAAGGTAGATGCAGATCCGTCTGTAGTATTTCTAGTGTTAGTTAGCGTTGTTCCATCAAAAGTCAGCGCACTGCCTGTGGTTAAAACCTTTGAGCTATTGAGATAGGCCACACCATTAGCTGTACCTCCAGCAACAGTAATACCGTTAGTACTCAGTAATGTGGAGGTAATAACAGTATTGACTGTACTATTACCTACGTTAATTTGACTGGTGCTTAAATTGACGTTGGCGCCAACGTTCAAGGCAACAGATACGTTAGCCGTTCCTGTGACACTCAACCCCCTGGACATTTCAAAGTTATTGCCGGTAGCATTATAGGTCAGGTTGGCATTGGTGCCGTAAATAGTTAGACCGGCCCCATCGGTGGCAGCATTATTAATAGCCCCACTGGCCAACACCACATTCTTATCGTTAACAGTAACGTTGGCACTATTGATAATAAATGTTGTACCATCGACCTGTAAGTCACCTTTAACTACCACCAGCCCGGTATTGTCGCCGGCGGCAGCCGGATCAATATACAATGTCGAAGGACCGTAAATAGTGTCAGAAACAATGTATGTGTTGATGGTGCTATTACCTACCCTGATGGAGGTGGTGTTCATAGACACGTTAGTACCAACGTTGATGGTCGTGGTTACATTGGCCGTACCGGTAATGGCAGTATTACCTAAACTTAACGATCCACCAACGGTCACCGTATCCCCGGTGAACACCGTATTGACGGTACTGTTACCAATGGTCAATGTGGAGCCGTTTAAGGCTATGTTACCGGCGGTTATCTGGGTGTTAACGGTGGCATTACCAACACTGATGGTGCTGGTTGAAATGTATACATTAGAACCAACGTAGACGTTACCAGAAAAGGTATCACCTGAACGTCTGACGGCATTGGCAATTTCTACCGATCCATACGTTACTATCTCTACCGTATCCCCGCTGCTTGGGGTATAGAGTAAGGTGACCAAAGATCCATCGGTGGCAGTAAAGTCTAATGACTCCGATAGACGTACACCGTTGACAAATACGTCAACATAGCCAGCCATGTACCCACCGTTAGGATAGTAGGCAGTTTTGGCACTGGCGATTGTTTCTGTTGTTACTGTTCGTACTGTCTTTCCGAACGGCTGATTACCTATGTATGGCATGGTTTATATTTATTTAAGTTCCGACAATATGAGATGCAACTTGTGCCTGGTAGGCAGCAATAACCTCTTCTGTCCATACTGTGTTACAGATTGCAGCAACGTTGGCTGGTATACCAGTTAAGTCTTGCCCTGGTATTAAGCTGCTGCGATGGTAGGTTTTGCTTAATTCGTTACCGTCTTCCATGATGCGTGTTGCTTCACGGTAGAAAACGCCACCGGTTTCAGTTACGGTGATTTGATCAATAATTGTGATTTTGGTTAATGACATAATGTTTCCTTAAAGTTGGTTTTGTGTCCAGCCTGATAAATCCAATCAAGCTAATAAATTTAGTAGTTAAGTTGAGATATATGTAATACTAAAAATAATGGCGTCGTTTACACTCAAATTACTATTGTTCAGAGTCGTCCAATTACCATTGCTGGTACTTAAATAAATTTCAAAAAATTGGTTTGGAGGGTAACAGTATATAACAGGATCCCCGGTATATGCAATGGTACTTAACATTACACCGCCGGTAAACTCACCGTTCGTCCCTGGGTAGGGCAAATTAGTAATTTGTATATTACTTGAACCACTAACACTAGCTAGGGTTATTGTTGCGGATACTGTAACTAGTCTACCAATTTTTGTAACGCTACTACGAGCAACAGTTACTGTACAACCAGTTATTGCTGGAGTCCAAGTACTTTCTTCATAATCATCTAGGGTATTTGCGTCAGATGATGCTGATTGTGATGATGGAAAAATAATATTAGCTGCTTTTACTGTGGCATAGTTTTGACCGAAATAAACTGCATCACCTGATGGAATTCCTGTGCCGGCCCCGGCAGTACCAGTATTATACAATACACTATAATAGGCTGCCGAATTATTAGATCCAACAGGGCTAAAAGAATAGCTCATGGCAATATTGGTACCGGTAGCGTTGTATACAGCTATAACACGACTGCCTCCACCTAATACTTGAGATCTATCATATACAATTGTAGTAGCAGGTGTGCTGTAATTTCCTTGCGAAAGCATTGAAATTCCTGTACCACCACCATGACCGATTACGTTAACAAAGTAACTATTTTGTGTTACTGCTCCACTGTACGTACTATATACTGTTAAAATTCCAGACATTATTGCACCGTACCCACCAGCTCCAATATACATTATATCTGTGAATTGATTTGCAGCTAATGAAAATGCCGGAGATGCAAAACTACGAAGACTGCCTGTAATGGTTAGGTCACCAGAGGTGTTAATACGCATTAACTCAGTACCCGGGGCTGACGCTGTAGGAGTAGATGCTCCATAGTAAAAGGCCAGGGGGTAGGTGCTATCGTTATATACAATGCCTGCGCGCCATCCAGCAATTCCCTGCTGCCAGGCTACATAATTTGCTTGTGCAGTAAGGTTTTTTGGTAGATGTAATCCGTCAATTCGTGTACCAGAAGTAGATCCAGGATCTACAGTTAATTTTCCAGATGCTGTTGTTCCCCCTATCATCAAGTTACCTGAGGCATCAAGAGTCATATCAACAGTGGCGCGACTTGTGTAGTTAGTAGCAAAGCGCATAGACGCATTTGAATACTGCCATAAATCAATAGCACCACTATTACCAGCCTTATTAATAATAAAATAATCACCACCGCCAGCATTTGCCCCATCAGCGTCCCAAACCGCGATAACACCCCTGTTTCCAGCAGTCGCAGATCCTGAAGCATAAATTTGTAGTCCAGCATTATAGCTTGCTGTAGTGCTTCCTGTTCTAAAATTCGCAAGTGCAACTTGTCCTGTGGCTTCAGTTCCTGTGACAACATCTAATTTAAAAGTTGGCTCACCCGTCCCAATACCCAAGTTACCGCTGGCATCCAGGGTCATTGCTTGGGTAAAGGATACGTTTGCCCCGGCTGTACCAGAAGTGGCAGTGTACCAAGAATGTGCACCTGCATATTGACGATACTTATTTGCAGAAGAAGACGCAATGTATCGTTCTGCGCCAGCGCTATCTTGATAAAAGTTTCCACCTAAATCAACTAGGCTTGATTGACTTACCGCGGCAGATAATGAACCACCCGTTGAAATCTGAAAGGCCTTAAAGTTTGCATTCCAATCACTCGGTGTAACGGCTAATCCCATGTTACCGCTGGAGTCTATGCGCATGCGCTCTGAATTGCTTATTGCAAACTGAATAGCTCCACTAGTTCTATCCGTCTGAATCCAATTATAATAGGCACCAGAGGCATCCATTCCAAAACGGGGATTACCAGAAGTTACTGTTGTTACAAGAATTTCAGAATCAGCACCGGTGGTTTGAGCCTGCAATTTACGGGCAGGGGAAGATGTACCGATACCCACATTACCGTTAGCAGTAACATAAGCTGCAGTACCTAAAGTAACCGTATTGGAGGTAGTGGTTAATGCAGTAGCCGATATAACAGTATTAACCGTGCTATTACCGACGTTGATTTGGCTGGTACTTAAGTTGACGTTAGCACCCACATTAATACCAGTACTTACGTTAGCTGTACCTGTAATAACGTGGTCATTAGAAGTTAAGATACCACTGACTGTTGTATTTCCTAACGACCAGTTATCTGTAGACTCAATCCATTTGAACTGGGCATTGGTACTTGCCCCGCGATTAATATTGATACCGGCATCTTCGGTTGGTGCAATGTTTGCAGCTAAATCTGCATTCAATGAAATAATAGCATCACCAATATTTAAATCGGTGGTGTTAATATAGGTCATTGTACCGGTAACGGTCAGGTTACCACCGATTGTCATATCGCCGGTTACGTTAGCCGTACCTGCAATTGTAGTATTACCCATACTAGATGGTAATGTACCACCGGTACTATTGGCAACCGTAAATGTATTACCAGATGCCGAAAGACTGACGTCACCTAGGTTAATGGTTGATCCACTCAGGTAAATATCTTTGTATCTTAAAGTACTGGTACCAATATCATATGTGACGTTTGCCGTAGGTACCAGGGCCTGGGTAAACATGGTACCGTTTGATGTTGTGTTACCACCAAGGGTAAGATCACGCTGCAGGGAAGAAGAGGCAACAGTATTAGGTGTTGGAATTGAAGAACCAATTACAGCCTGTCTATAACTAACCAGTACGTTGTTGGCCCCGGCCGAAGGTGCCTCAGAAAATGTTAGCGTATTACCATTTACAGAATATGCACCGTTAAATGGGTTCTGCTGAATGTTATTAACCAGTACTTCTATATCGACTAAATTAGAAATGCTACGGGTTAAAGTAAAATCAGTACCAGTACCATTGGCACTGAATACATCAGAGGTGGTAGCGGTGAAGTACGGTGCTAATGAATTACCGATTGTTGCCATTTAGACTCCTACGGCTACTGAGGTCAGGGCGTGGGCAGAGTTAGCCGCACTTGATACTACCTTCAGTGCATCGTTTAGTACAAGGAAGTGTTTAACGTCTCCACCAATGGCCGCCAATGCACCCCCTACTGCCACCGTTGCACCTTTGACCAGATAGTAGTTAGAAGCACTTCTGGTGACGTAAAGATCTACGGTGATTGCACTGTTAGAAATATTAGCAATTTGAACACCTACCAAGGCGGTGGTGTTGTTGGCTGTAAAGATTGTATTGGCAGTGGTGCCAATAGCATCGTTAACGAAACTGGTTTGTGTTGAGGCCATGGGTTATCCGTATATCAAAGCATTTAAGAAAGCTGTTCCTGCTGGATCAACTTGGAGGTTGATTTGGGTCTGTTCTACATTACCAACAGAAATAACATTCGCTGTCATCGTTCCATTGGTATTTATACTGGTCGAGGTAATCACTGTATTGACTGTACTATTACCTACGTTAATTTGACTGGTATTTAAGTTGACATTAGCACCAACGTTCAATTGAGTTGCTACGTTGGCGTATGCACCAAATATTACGTTGGCAATTGCCTGAATGGTGCCCTGGGTGTAAATACTTGAACTGGTAATATATGTATTTACTGTACTGTTACCAATACTGATATAACTGGTACCAATGTTAACGTTTGCGCCTACGTTTAAGATAGCGTATGCATTAATGGTATTGGTAGTAATACCTGTCGATGTCAGGTATGTATTAACTGTACTGTTACCGATACTTAAGTAAGATGTACCTAAGTTTACATTAGCACCTACATTCAGAATGTTAGATAGGTTAGCAGTATTTGTATTAATACCAGAAGATGTAATGTACGTATTAACAGTACTGTTGCCAACATTAATGTAGGTGGTGCTAAGGTTGACGTTTGCACCAACGTTAAGTTGGGTGGCAACGTTTGCATATGTTATAGAAACGTTAGGTGTAATAAACCCAGCACTTGTAATAACAGTATTAACGGTGCTATTACCGACACTGATTTGGGTGGTGCTCAGGTTAACATTAGCACCAACATTGACTTCAGAACTTAAATTGGCAGTAGTCGATGAAACTAAAGTAGCTGTAAGGATAGTATTACCACTACTATTACCGACATTAATCTGGGAGGCAGTAAGATTGGTGTTACTACCGACATTTAACTGAGTACCAACGTTGGCGTAAGCAGAGAATACTACGTTACCGTAAGCCGATAAAGTACCGTTAGTAGTAATAGACTCACTGGTAATAACAGTATTGACTGTTGTATTACCTATCTTAAGTGCAGTAGTATTGGCTGTTAAGTTGGCACCTACAAAAAGTACACCGGTGGCCAGGTTGGCAGATGTGGTAGTGATGACGCTTGAATTAACTACCGTGTTGACTGTAGAATTGCCTACGGTAACACTAGATGTAGTTAAGGTAACGTTTGCACCAACGTTTACTGCACTTGCCAAATTAGCTGTATTACTGGTAACAGAAATACTGTCTATTACTGTATTAACTGTACTGTTACCTACGTTGATATAGGTGGTAGTTAAGTTAACGTTTGCACCAACGTTTACGATACCGGCAACGTTGGCAGTATTAGCTATAATGTAATCTACTGTTGCATTATTGGTACTTAACGAGGTAGCATTTACAACGGTGTTAACGGTGCTATTACCAATCAGTAATGAGCCTGTAGTTACACTAACGTTTGATCCAATACTTACCCCGTTACTTACACTAACAGTATTAGTACTGACCGAGGTAGCATTAACGGAAGTATTAACAGTAGAATTACCTACGTTGATACTGGTAGTAGATAGGTTAACGTTTGCTCCGACATTGACGGATGTACTAACATTTGCCGTTCCTGTTACGGTGGTGTTACCACTTGTGATGGTTCCGCTGGCAAATATGGCAGTAGAATTAACCGAGCTATTTACAGTCGAGTTGCCTACATTGATTGTGCTGGTGCTGATGTTAACGTTTGCACCTGCATTGAATCCAACCGATGCATTAGCCGAACCAACAACGGTTAAGTTACCGGTAGTGGTGTTATTAGATTGGAAGTCGGCAATTCTAAACGTTGCATTAGATGTATCGATGTATGGACTTACGTCAGGCTCGGGCTGGTAATTATCAAAAACTTTCCATACACCATCAGAAGCATCTCTGAAGAAACCAGCATGGTGGTATGAGCCGTCATTATAGTTACCGGCGAAACCAAGATCAGGATTAGATACGGTACTACCAGAGTTTAAGTAAATTAAGTTATCCTGAACAGCCAGGCTTGTTGCGTTAATCGTTACACTGGTACCAGTTACTGTTAGGTTACCAGTAATTGCAACGTTACCGTTAAAGGTTGCACTGGCCGCAGTCAGAAGACCGGAGATATTAGCCGTACCAATAATGTTGGTATTGTTGGCAACAAGCGAGCCATTGACAGTAGTATTACCTACACTTATTGTACCAGAAGTAATACCGGTTGATGTAATGGCAGTATTGACGGTGCTGTTGCCTACACCAATATAGGTAGTGTTTGCAAATAACTTAGTAGCATATGCAGAACCAAATACTTCCTCATCTTTTACTAGATATAGTTCTAAGTTAGCCAGCGATAGCTGGGCAACATCTCTTACAGAACCTGCATTGGTATCTTGTAATCGTAGGTGACTGGTAATTAAAGAAGTACTTTTTGAATCTTCCGTATTATTTACAGTAATTCCACCGTAATTATAATTTGAATAATGGGTAGTATTAGCATAAGACCTAAAGCCGTTATACGACACATAAGAATTAACCGTACTGTTACCTACTACGACGCTTGAAGTTGTCAGGCTGACATTAGCACCTACGTTAACTGTAGTTGCAATGTTAGCCGAACCTGTAATAGTAGTATTACCGGTGACTGTCAATACGCCATCGGTGTGAATCTCACCGCTGGTTACATATGAGTTAACTGTACTATTACCTACTCTTAATGCTGTAGTATTAGCAGTTACATTTGCGCCAACATTAACCGCACTTGCTGCATTTACTGTATTTGAATTTACCGATACTGAATCAATGACAGTGTTGACAGTAGAGTTACCAACATGGATGCTAGAAGTAGAAAGATTAACGTTTGCGCCTACGTTAACGGCTGACTGAACGTTTGCTGTATTAGTGGTGAGAGTAATGGAGTTAAGAACAGAGTTAACTGTTGAATTACCAATGCTTAAACTACCTGTATCAATACTTACATTTGATCCAACTGTAACAATCTGTCTGGCTGCCACGTTACTGGTTGCAACCAAAGTAGGTGTAATCGCGGTATTGTTGGTGGTATTACCAACATAGATGGCTGTTGTATTAACATTGATATCATCACCAACATTAATACCTACAGTAACGTTTGCAACCCCGACCACGAACGAATTACCACTGGTTAATATGCCACTGGTAAAGATAGAGTTGGAGGTAAGGGCGGTATTAACGGTGCTATTACCAATGAATAGTTTACCGGTATCTAAAGTAGTATTAGAGCCTACGTTAATACCGACTGTTACATTAGATGTACCAGTAACGTTTGTGTTACCACTTGTAATTGTACCGCTGGTAAATACTGCTGTCGAATTGGCATGAGTATTAACCGAGGTGTTACCAATGGTGATAGTAGTGGTAGTTAAATGAACGTTCTGTCCAACATTAACTTCAGTTGCAACGTTTGCAGTATTTGATATTATGTTACCAGAGGTAACTGTACCTACAGTAAAGAATGCAGTCGAATTAATACTAGAGTTAACTGTACTATTACCAACATTGATAGAGGTAGTGCTCAGGTTAACATTGGCGCCAACGTTTATAGTAGTTGCAACGTTAGCAGATCCAAATATATTAGTATTACCTTCAACGGTAAGACCACCATCAGTATGAATACTGGTAGAATTAATAAACGAGTTAACTGTACTGTTGCCAATGTTGATACTTGTTGTATTAATGTTAAGATTAGATCCTACATTAATTCCAACTGATACGTTTGATGTACCGGTAACTGTTGTATTACCACTATTGATAACACCAGATGTAACTATCTCGTATGATTCAATAGAGGTATTGACTGTGCTATTACCAATAAATAATCTAGAGGTACTTAACTGAACGTTAGCACCTACGTTTACATAATCAGTTACATCGTTGTTACCTACTACCTTAGAAATACCTGTTACGGTTAAGGTATGCCCAGGAGATGTATTGTTGATACCTACGTTACCGTTAGAGGCAACTGTTAGTGCATCAAATGACCCGTTTGATATCTTAAAGGCTCTACCCTGACTCTTGATTGCATTTTCACCACCGGCAATTTCCAAGGCCATAAAGGCGCTATTACTAGATGTGTCACCCCATTGTTCCTTAAGCCCGGTAGGAGTAATATCGGTGACTCTAACGTAGGTGTTGGAGTTAAGTTTCAGTCTAACCGAATCTTGATCACCAACATCCATAGTGAATGCATCGGCTGACTCATCCCATAATATGCTTACATTAGCCGAACTACCTCTGTTGATCTCTAATCCGGCACTCTCAGTAGGTGCAATGATATTGGGAAGATCGGCATTAAGGGTGACAATATTATCACCAATGTTTAAACTAGTTGCATTAATAAAGGTGGTGGTACCCTGAACGGTCAAGTTACCGGTGATGGTAGCTGTACCGCCAATGACAACATTACCTGAAATATTAGCATTACCAGTTACGTTGGCAAAGCCACTAATAGTAGTATTACCACCAACGATTGTTCCGCTGGTAAAGATAGAGGCAGAATTAATGCTTGTATTAACAGTACTATTACCAACCTTGATAGTAGTAGTGTTTAAGTTAACATTAGCGCCAACATTTAATGCTGTCGATACGTTGGCCGTACCTGTAATATCTGTATTACCGCCGTCAATGGTACCGGCAGTATGAATGTTGGTAGAGGTAATAGTAGAGTTAACTGTGCTATTACCTACATTGATCTTACTGGTATCTAAGTTGACATTTGCGCCAATGTTAATGTCTGAACTTACATTAGCCGTACCTGTAATTAAAGTATTGCCAGTATCTAAAGTACCGTCGGTATGAATACTGGTAGAAGTAATGAAGGAGTTAACAGTGCTGTTACCAACGTTTATTCTACTGGTATCTAAATTTACGTTTGCACCTACATTGACTGCAACAACCACGTTTGCAGTACCGTCGATATAGGTATTACCGGCATCTAAAACGCCATCGGTATGGAGGGTGGTGGAAGTAAGAGAGGTATTAACAGTAGAATTGCCTACGTTAATACTGGTTGTGGTTAGATTAACATTTGCACCAACGTTAATATCTGACGATGCATTAGCCGTACCGGTAATAGTAGTATTACCAACAGCCAGTGTATTTGCAGTTATATTGCCGTTTGCATCCAGTATATTGACTGGTGCTGATCCAACGGAAAGGCCAAGCCTTGCGTTAAACTTTGTTGCCATCTAGGTTCCCATTTCCCCTAGGCCTTGCGGCCGAATTGTTATTATACTTTAGTCAATAAGCATATTGCTTTGAAAACAGTAGAGTTAGTTGTAGCCGGTGTTACTGTTAGGTTTAAATTACCACTGGTGTAAGTTATTCCAAAAGTTCCGCAATCACCACCAATGTTGACGTTACCGTATTCTGTATAGTCAGCAGTAGTACCATTGTGTATGGCTAATATTTTAGTCTTCTGGTATTTAGTTCCTGTCGCATCTATGGCCTGAATGACAAATTCAGCCGAACGATAGGTTGCTCCTGCAAATGCACCAATCACCTGATCGGCAGTAGTTGCAGTAGTAGTTAATGTCTTGGTTGTTACAACAGTATCGGTTTGTACCTGTAAAGGTGTAGTAGTATGAACTACCCCGGTACCTTTTGCCGATAAAGTAAAGTCAACATTAGTATCTGAACTTCCTGACCCAACCACTAATGAAGGTGCGGTGCCTGTTGCCCCGCCTGTTGCCTCTAAGTAGTTAACTGCAGAACTGGTATGTGCTACCTTAAACTGTCTATGGGCACCATTGTTGGTATAGAAGTGAAATGACTCACTACCCTTGGTGTATAGATTTAGCGGTATATGGGTATCGTAACCCTGGGCTGAAATAATAGGGCCAGAAGTGGTTACTGCACCAGTTAGACTTAGATAATTAACAGCCGATGAGGTATGGGTAATTCTAACCTGCTCAACATCGTTGTTAGAATAGAACTGAATTGAACCAGTACCCTTAGTAGCTACTTGTAATCCAATATTGGTATCAGCCCCGGCTGTAGATAGTTTAGGTGATGTGGTAGTATTAGCACCAGTCATAACCAGGTAATTAACTATACTGGTCTGGCTATTATCAGTAATTCTGGTAATTAAACCATTATCAGTCTTAAGGTTAATTACACCGGTGCCCTTGGTAATTACGTTTAGATCAACGTTTGCATCGTTACCTTGTGCTGATATAACTGGACCAGATAGGGTAGCAGCACCAGTTACCTGTAAATAGTTGACAGCGGATGAAGTATGGGTAATATCAAAATGCTTGGTTGCCCCGGCACCGGAGAAGAACGATACACCGTACGCACCTTTACCGCTTATGTTGAGCGAATGGTCTTCGGAGCCGGCGGCGTAAATATAAGAACTTACCCCGGTAGCACCTCCACCTATTTCTACTCTATTAACTGCTGACGATACCTTGACTACCTTAAGACTTTCAGATCCTGATGGGCCTCCAAGATAGGAATTGTTGGTTACAATTAATGAACCAAGGGTTGTATTATTAGCCTGGAAGTCAGCAATACGGAATGTATTGTTAGCAGTATCAATGAAAGGGCTAGCGTCTGGTTCTGGTAGGTAGTTATCAAATACCTTAAACACACCATCAGTAGCATCTCTAAAGAAGCCTGCATGATGATATGTACCGTCATTATAATTACCTGCAAAGCCAATATCGGGGTTACTTACCGTACTATTGGCATTAAGATAGATCATACTATCTTCTAATGACAGGTTAGTTACGTTAAGGGTAATAGTATTACCACCAACTACCAAGTCACCGTCAATTTGGACGTCCCCATACGTACGTACGTTATTGGCCGTTAGGTTGGCACTGATGTTAGCCGTACCAATAATATTGGTGTTGCCCATAGACATAACACCACTGAAACTACCATTACCACCACTTAATGTCAGTACACTTATACTGGTTGAATTAATGTATGTGTTAACGGTGCTATTACCAACATTGACGTAGGTAGTAGTTAAATTAACATTAGATCCTACATTCAATGCGCTGTTAGCATTTACAGTATTAGTGCTAACCGTAGTTGAATTTATTACAGTATTGACTGTTGTATTACCGGTAGTAATACTTGTAGGTGTAATGACTGTATTGGTCGTACTTGTTCCAACAAATACATTTCCAGAAGTAACTCCAGAATTAACTATACTGGTGTTTACTGTACTATTACCAACATTAAAACTAGTAGTAGTTAAATTAACGTTGGCACCAATATTTACATCACTGATTGCATTAACAGTATTAGTGCTAACGGTTATATTAGTAATGGTGGTGTTAACAGTACTATTACCAACATCGATATAGGTTGTACCTAGGTTGACGTTTGCACCAACATTGATTGCTGTTGATACGTTTGCCGTACCAGTAACTGTAGTATTACCGCTGGCAATCGTACCGCTGGTAGAGATAGAAGACGAAGTAATAGCAGAATTTACTGTGCTATTACCTACAAAGTGTGCTGTGGTATTAATGTAAGAATTAGCACCAATGGCAATAACAGTAGTATTAGATACTGTGTTACCAATTATGATAGAATCACTACTGATAACAGTATTAACAGTTGAGTTGCCAATAAAGACTGACGTCATATTGGCATAAATGTTAGCACCTACGTATAATCCTGTTGTGTTAGCAACCGTATTACCAATAGTTAATGATGATTGATTCAATACGGCATTAACAGTGGTATTACCAACCTTAATGGCTGTAGTATTAGCATTAACGTTTGCACCAACGTTTAAGGCAACAGATACGTTTGCTGTACCTGTTATACTGACGTTTCCAGAAGATATAACACCGGTAGTGCTGAATGATGTAGAGTTAACAGCCAGATTAACAGTCGAATTACCTACAGTGATATTAGAGGTAGTAAGTACAACGTTTGCGCCAACGTTTAATTGGCTAGATGTAAAGTATGCGTTTACTGTACTATTGCCTACCCTAAATGCAGTCGTGTTGGCAATTACGTTAGCTCCAACGGCCATAGCCGTGGTATTGGCAACAGTATTACCAATTACAATAGATGTGCTATTGATAACTGCATTAACGGTTGTGTTACCGATTTTTAACGCCGTGGTATTAGAAACTACGTTTGTACTGATAGCAATAGTAGTCGTATTAACTACAGTATTGCCAATGGTAATGGATGTACTATTTAATACAGAATTGGTGGTACTATTACCGACGTTAATTTGACTGGTGCTTAAGTTAACATTAGCACCTATGTTAACGGCACTGGCTGCATTAACGGTATTTGAATTAACTGCAATATTGTTGATAAACGTGTTGACAGTTGAGTTGCCAACGTTGATCGAACTGGTGCTTAAATTTACATTGGCACCTACGTTTATCGATGTTGATACGTTAGCAGTACCAGTAATAGTGGTGTTATTGGCAACAACCAGAGTATTACCAACGTGTAAGGTAGAGGTATTAGTGGTCCATCTAGAATCAGTCTCATTCCATAAGAACTGCACGTTGGCAAAGGTACCACGATTGATCTCCATACCGGAGTTCTCAGAAGGCGCACCAGTTACATCGGCATTCAGAACGAATATGTTATCGCCGATGTTTAAGGTCTGGGAGTTAATGTAAGTTACATTACCAGAAACCGTAAGATCTCCACCTATTACAACGTTACCAGAAACGTCTAGGTTGGAGTTGATGGAAAGAGATGTAAGATTAGTACCAAACTCAACTAAAGCCGACCCGTTGGAGGTGTAGAGCTTCTTATCGGTTAGGTTGACCGCTAGTTCACCGGGGTAAATATAAGTGCTGTTTGCACTACTGGTGACATTGGGCGTGCGCCCGCTCACAGTCGTGCGCTTGATTTGTAATACTTTTGTGTTTGCCATTAAAGCACCCTATATAGGATTTTACTAGGTCTTATGTAAGACCATCTATTTAGGTAGTAAGTAAAATCGACTTAGTAGGTACCCAGATCCATATTGTTGAATGATATGGTATTTGACGAGAATGCGTCGGTGACGATGACGCTATCGGGCAAGCCTATAACCAGATTATTGTTAGCAAACGATACTTGCACCTCACTCGTAGTACCACTTACTGTATGATCTTCCCACTGACCGGATGCCTCATTATAAACAAATATTGCGTTATTTGGAGATTCGGTAACATTAACGTCCAGTAGTTTACTTAAACGGCTGAAGTCATAGATCGCCGACTTAAGTGTAAATGGCGCATCAGATGTAAGAACGGTATCACGTTTGTTTACCGTAATAACTTGTGCTAAGGACGTTGCCATTTATTATCTCGTAACGTTTGGATTGACAGTAACTGTTCCTTCAAAAACTCGAGAAATGGTGCCCGAT